AAGAATCATCGATGAAAGGGAATTTATGAGGGTATTTTTTAAAGAAGGCTCAAATGTTTTAGAAATATCTAAGCAAATAAATAGATATAAATCTGACACTTATTTAATGTCTCTCTCTACTTCTGATGGAATTTACATTGCATCAGACTACCCACTTAATCACTTTTATATAAAGATGGGCGCTGTAAAAAATGAGTCACCATCAAATGTAATTATTGACTACTGGTCTGCAAGTGGATGGAATCCAGTGGTTCATCAAAATGATTACACTGAAGCATTCTCTCAGTCTGGCTTTGTTGAATTTACACCAGATAGAGACACGTCATGGACGCTCAGTAATTCAAATTCAAATGGTCAAAGCATAACAGGACTAGAAAGCATAACTGTTTATGATAAGTATTGGACTAGAATAAACGTGGACGCTGATCTCGATGATAATATAGAGCTTGAATTTATTGGTAATATATTCTCAGATGATGAAGATTTATTTGCTGAGTTCCCTATATTTAATGACTCTAATTTTCTTTCCTGCTTTGAAAGTGGAAAGACTGACTGGCAAGAGCAGCACGTAAAAGCAGCAGACCTAATAATTCAAGACCTGAAAAGAAAGGGGATTATTATGGGACCAGAGAAGATACTTGATAGAGATGTTTTATTACCAGCATCGGTTTGCAAGGTAGCTGAAATTATATTTAACGCGTTTGGTAAAGATTATGAAGATCAAATAAAAAGAGCTAGAAACGAGTACGATAAGAGGTTGGATTTATCAAACTACTTAGTTGATACTAACAACAATGGAATAATGGAAGCCGTTGATGTTTCCTATAAACAAGGATGGCTTTCTAGATGAGCAAGATTGGAATAGTTTACCCTGCCGTAATAGATAAAATAATTGAGCTATTCCCTAATAAGGCAAGGATGCACAATCCTTATGAGTTACTAGAGAATCCAGAAATATGCAGAAAAAACGCATGGGGCTTAAGGGTAGAATCCGCAAGTAGAGAAGATCTTGAGTTCTGTGACATCTCTATAAGTAGAACATTTACAATCGTTTTCGTTAGGCAGTTTGTAACACTTGCCAACAAAGAGGACGGCTTTGATGCTATTACAGTCTCAATGCTAGAAGACCAGCAGACATTTCTAGAGTCATTCTTTTCTACTGACAAGATAGGTCAAGGTGATAATATCGAAAGGATTGATATTGAATCAATATCGGGAGTCAATGAGCTGACAGGGGATGAAAAAAAATATCTTTTCAGTGAAATTACATTTAACATATTAATTAATGAAGCAATAAGCTAGGAGCAATAAAAATGGCTGGATTACAACGAGCGTCAATTTTCGCTATTAAAAAAGAAACAACTGAAGGAGCTTATGTTGCACCTGCTGCTGGTGCGGATTTTATCCCACTTAGACCTGGAAGCAGTTTAAACTTTGAGCCAACATTACTTGAGAGTGATGAGCTTTTAAATGATATTGGTGCATCAAAAGGCTCAATTGGTAAAGAAGCCGTAAGTGGATCTCACTCTGCTTATTTAAAGCACTCTGGCGTTGAGGGCCAAGAGCCTGAAGCTGGTGTCTTTTATGAGTCACTATTTGGTTCAAAGGTTGTTAACGCTGTTGAATATCAGACTGTTTCGGCTACTGCTAATTCACTAACAGTAGGCGCAGGCGAGGGTGTTAATTTTTATCCTGGTCAAGCTCTATTGATTAAGAATGGCGCTGGTTACTCAATCAGAAATGTTAATTCAATTGTTGGTGATGTTCTTAATCTTAACTTTGAAATCACTTCAATTCCAACTGTTGCAAGTCTAGGAAAGGCAATCACTTATTTGCCAGTAGCTCAAGGACATCCATCATTCTCAACTACTAAATATCTTGGAAATGGTCACGCTATTGAAGTCTCTGCTGGAAATCAAACTTCTGAAATGTCTGTAACTGCTGATGCTAATGGATTTGGTGAGGTAGAGTTTTCATTTGCTGGGACTAAATACTTTTATAATCCAATCGAAATCACATCATCAACAAACACTTTATCGTACACTGATGACAATGGAACAAGCTCTGTTAATGTTTCAGAGAAAATTTATAAGACTCCAATTGAATTGGCTTCTGCTCTTGAGCAATCACTAAACTCTGATTCACTTGAAACATTTACTGTCTCTTACTCAAATACAAGCGGTAAGTTTACAATTGCATCTTCTACAAGCTCTATTGTTGAGCTTCTTTGGACTGAGCCAAATTCTATTGGTGAAAAGCTTGGCTTCTCATTATTGTCTGATGACACTGGTGCTACTTCTTACGTTTCTGACAACGCGCTAGTGTTAACTTCTCCAATCGCTCCGACATTTGACTCTGCTGAAAACATTATTATCAAGGGTGCTGAATTATTTATTGGTAACCAGTCTGACAATGTTTGCATTTGCGCTCAATCTGTTTCGATTGCAGTTAGTAAGAACCTAGAAGATGAAGATTGTATTTGTGAAGAAACAGGTGTTTCATCTAAAATACCAACATCTAGATCAATTGAAATGAGCGTAACAGCTACATTAAATAAATATGACGCTGCATTACTAAACTCACTTCTTCAAAATGAAGGTGTATCTGCAATGTTTAACGCTGGACCTAAGCTTGGTGGTAACTACGTTTCAGGAAAATGCTTTAACTTTTATATGCAAACTGCTACCGTTTCATCATACACAACAACAGGTGATAACTTTATCCAAGCTGAATTTACTCTAAAAGGATACGTTACAACATCATCTAAAGATGGATACCTGAACTTTGTTTAAGGGGTTTCAATGTTTGAAAAGGTTACTGAATCAGGTGTTTTAAAGTATAGGATGCCAAACATTCTTGAAGCGTATGACATACTAGAGGACTCTGGGTTCTCTAGTGGTGTAACTTCACCATTAAAACTAAAAAGAAACATTGTTAAAATACTTGGCCCGATGATTGATATATCTGGAATTGAAGGCGCTGAGTCTTATGATGATATTCTAAACATGACTGACTCGATGGCAGTTCCACTTAGTGAAATCGCTGACGAGATAATGACCAAAGCATTTGGAGCCTTTAAAAAAAAGAGTTCTTAAAAGACGCAATAAGCTGTGCAGAAAATGGCATGAGCTATGAAGATCTCGAAAATCTTTTGCCAGGTGAAACAGAGAACGCGGCTTGTATATGGGAGACATCTAAGAACGTAAGGGAATATTATAGGCTAAAATCAGTAATAGACCTTGGCTTAAATGTAGACTTCAAGGAAATACCTTTTGAAAAGCTAATTGTGTTCTCATGGATAAGAGAGGCTAAGAGTGGCAGAAAAAATTGAGTTCGATCTAAAGATAGGAAAGAACGAGCTAGATAAAGGTCTTGATTCTGGAATAAAGAAATCAAAAGATCTTAATGGTGTACTAGAAACGGCTCTCGGTGTATTCGCAGGAAACTTAATTACAAGCGGAGTTAATACTGTAGTAGGCGCATTTGGCGACCTTGTTTCCGTTGCTAAAAGATCAGTAGACGCAGCAGCACTCCAAGAAGTTTCAGTCAATAATCTAAATGCAGCACTATCTAGGGCAGGAATATTAACAAGAGAAACATCTCAAGATCTTCAAGAGTTTGCATCACAATTGCAATCTGTCTCCACATTTGGCGATGAGGCAATTCTCGGAGTATCTTCGTTAATAACATCACTAACAAAGCTAGATAAAGAAGGCATCAAGAGTGCAACGGCTGCAACTATTGATTTAGCTACTGCGCTTGATATTGATCTTGGCACAGCTCAATTGCTAGTAGCAAAGGCTGCTAATGGTAACATAACCGCTTTTCAGAGATACGGAATTTCAATTGAAAAGGGAACAACAAAAACCGAAACATTTGCAAACACTCTAGAGGCTTTAAATAAGCAATTCGGAGGAGCAGCATCATCAAAGCTAAATACTTATTCAGGCTCAGTCACTAGCTTGTCAAATGCCTATGGTGATTTATTTGAACCAATTGGTGACGTGGTAGTAAAGAACACTGACTTCATAGCAACGATAAATGAGATTAAAAAAGTAGTAGTTGAAGTAACTAAAGAAATATCTAGCAGCAACTCAGTTTATTCAGAGCTTGCTTCCGATGGTATCTTTGCTGCAATAACAGCTACTCAAATATTCTTAGATGCTCTCGATGGAATTACTGTTGTGTCGAAAGCATTAATTAACTCAATAGTAGCAATAAAAAACGCAATTGTTTTAGGTGTAATCGAGCCGTTTAGACTTGCTTACGATGCTGTGCTTTTACTGTTACAAAACATTCCAGTGCTTGGAAGCCAGTTTGAGAATCTTGTAAACCCATTAGAGAATCTTGCAAACTCAATACGTGGCGATTTGATTGAATCAATAAACGATATTTCAAACTCTGTTGATGGAAACGTTTTTAGATCATTGTCCGATGGTGTTGCAAAGTTTGGAAATGATATTATTGAGACATCAGCAAACATAAAGCTTTCAAATCAAGAGATAAAAAACTCAAATGCTGAAAGAGTTACTGATGAAGATGAAACAGATAAAGCAATAATTGAAAAAAGAAAGCAGTTAAATTTTGAGATTTTAGCACTTCAACAATCACTTGCAACAGAGCAAGCAACGGCGGCTGAAGAACTTAGAAAAATACAACTTGAAGCTGAAGGCGAAAGAGATATATCTGGAATAGAAAGAATAGCAGAAATAAAGCGTCTTGAAGTTGAGGCAATTTTTCAAGCTGAGAAAGATAAGAACGCGCTAATTACTGACTCAAAAGAAAAAGAATTGGCCGATGAAAGATCATTTGCAAAGGCAAAGCTTGCCCTTGTAAAAATAAACTCAAAAGCTGAGATTGATGCAAAAAGAGAATTGGCACTTCAATAGTCTCAAATATTTAATTCTAGAATAGCAGCAACTCAAAGCTTCCTGTCTCTTGGAGAAGCTCTATCTAAAAGCGGATCAGTTACGGCCAAAGCCCTAGCGTCTGCAAACGCAGTAGTTTCCACTTACGCTGGTGCCACTCAAGTTTTAGGAGATCCTGCCATCCCAACTCTTGCCAAGCCAGCATTTGTCGCAGCTACAATTGCTAGCGGTCTTGCAAACGTAGCAAGAATCAATGGTGTTCAATTTGAAGATGGCGGTATTGTTGGTCAAACTGGCGCAACAAAAGGGCCAGACAATAGAGTAGCAACCATTAGAGATGGTGAAATGATATTGAATGCAGAGCAGCAAAAGAAACTATTTGATGCAGTTAATAGCGGAAGCATGGGCGGTGGTGATATAATTTTACAATTAGATGGAAGAGAAATAGCCCGAGCGGTTAGGACTCAAATAAATGCAGGGTTTAAATTAGCATGAACAGCTTTGAAATATATTCTGAAAATCTTATTTATCAATCAACTATAACAGCAAGCAGCGAGAACGCTCAATTCCCACTAGCTAATCTTATTGATCCTAGAAGATCAAAAGTATATAGATCAACATCAAGCAATGACAGCATAGTAATGGACTTTAACGAGACTTCAGAAGTTGATTCATTTTTTATTGTTGATGATAAGAGAAATGGCTTCGGTGTACACAAAATAACATTAGAATTTAATGGAACAAACGAGTGGTCAAGCCCTGCGGCTACTGAAGAAATAGAGTTCAGCGCACAGCTTGGAATAGGATTTAAAGAGTTCACAATGCACTCTTATAGATTTTGTAGAATCGTATTAAATTCAACTCTTTCTTATTGTGAAATTTCAAAGATCTTTATTGGTAAAAAGATGGATCTAGGAAAGTCTATTAACTTTGGATGGTCAATTAAAAATAATGAGCTTTCAAAAAAGACAACAAATAGATATGGTCAAATATTCACCGACTTAATACTTACCCAGAAAAATATCAATTGCAGTCTTTCATATTTAAACAAAGAACAGCTGGATAAGATATTTAATTGGCTTGATATTTATAAAGAGTCATCGCCATTTTTTGTCCGAATAGGTTGCAATGAAATGGTTTCTGATAATAGACGTTTCTCTGGAATGGTTTATCTGTCAGACTCTCCAAGTATTTCTAATCCCAACTTTGGAAAATACAACATGAGTATGACTCTAATAGAGGCTACATGAAGTTAATAGTTGAAACTCTTTACACATCATTAGCGCAGGAAATAAATTGTAACTCTGAGAGAAGGGTTCACATTGGCGCAATAATTCCCTATTTATATTTTCATAATTTAAGTAGTGGAGAGTTCAAGCTTGAAATATTAAAAAACGATTCTGTCGTATATAGTCATTTGTTTGACTGGCAAGACATAAAGGGAAGCATAACGGAAGATTATTTTCACGTTTATTATCCTATAGTCCCTAGTAGTCCAGTACAAATAGAAGAGGGATCATACTCTATTGTTTTAACGGCATTGTCTGGTTACAATGTTGAAGGCAATAGCTTTCTAGGTTGGATAAAACAACATGAGGATATTCAATTAAAAATGGATTACTTGCCTAGTAGTGACAATCAAAACACATTTACTGTACGATTCAAGGAATACAAGGACGGAATATAATGGCAAGAATAGTTACATTTTCTGATTCATTTACATCGGCAACAGAGCCACAAATTGAAGGCTTGGCACAAGAGAACTACTTGGTTCAAAACAATGCAACAAGTCAAGTATTGTTTAATATTGATGCATCGACATACAAGTCGGCTTTTTTTAATTATGAGCTAATTAGAAAGGATGATTCTGAGTCATTTATTGAGACTGGTAAGATGCAGATTGTTTATGATGGATCATCATGGAATTTTATCAAGAATATATTTACAAACGATGAGCTTATTGTGAGTGATTTAATTAACAATGAACACGTTGTTTTATCTATGCAAACAACTGGTGATTTAGGAGAATTAATTTATAGCTCAGGAAACATGGGCCTCGGTTATGAGGGTAGCTTTAGAATTTCAATCGTAAGGATAGTAACTGTATGAAATCACTTTTAACTTTAATCTTCTTCTTTTTGGTTAGCACTTTATCATTTGCACAAATGGCAAACAGGCTTGATAAGCTTGAGGTAAATGACGTTACGGCTAAGAAGCTGGATGTCGTGTCTACAACATCAGGATCTAAGCCTTGTCCAAGTATGTCTATAACTCAAAGAAATGAAATCGTTTCACCTGTTGAGGGTCAATGTATTTACAATAATTCTGTTAAAACTTTAAACCTTTATGATGGTTCATCATGGGTCGAAGTAGCTGGCGGCGGTGGTGGTGGAATTAACAACTGGCAAACTTCATTTTTTTATGATGTTGGAGCCGTTGTAATTGAGTCCGATAAGATTTATCAAGCAACAACTCAACACACATCAACAGTATTTTTGTCTGATATTTCAAACTGGGTAGAGCTTGCTAATGATGTTTCAAGCTCTGTTGGTGTTCTTCCTATGTCAAATGGTGGTACGGATAAAAGCCTAACGCCTTTACTTGGTGGTTTGGTTTACACTGATGATCTATCAATGGAAGTGCTACCTGCTGGAACGTCTGGGCAATTACTTAAATCAAATGGCTCTGCTGCACCAGAATGGACTACATTATCAGTAGATGACGCGTCTTTCTCAGGTGTTTTATCAATGGAGAAAGGTGGAACAAATAGCCCACTAACTGCCACGCCTGGATCTATTGCATACTCTGATATTGATTCACTTGAGTTATTGTTGCCAGGCACGCCTGGTCAGGTACTTCAAACTAATGGCACTGATGCTCCTAGTTTTGTTAACCAGAGTATACTCGGCAAGCTTGGTGATGGCTCAACTGTTGTTATCGAAGAATTGCAAGCGCCTAATAATCAAATGACTCAGGTTGACACTAATAAGCACTTAATTGAGTCAGGAAATAAAAACATCCTTCAAAATCCTAGCTTCGAGTCTTTGCTGGAAGGCGGCTCAATTCCTTATTGGAGTTACGGGTCTTTATCGCCAGTTCAGGAAGAATCATCAAATGTTATTGATGGTAAAAAGATAGCTGTATTTAGTGCTTCTTCTGAGCCAATACTTCTTACACAATCGTCTACATTATATGCTAACGCATTTGCTGACGGAGTTCAGGGTCTTGTAAGTGTAAGAGTTAAATCAGACGTAGCCTTAAAGGTTTGCTCAGTAAGTGCTGGAACAACATCAACTTCAAATTGCGTTGACGTAGTACCTGATAATAAATGGGGTCTTTATAAAGTTCCTACAATTTTAGGAGCAACGTCTAATGGTATCTCAATCGCATCAAGTGGCAATGTAACTGGTGCTGTATACATTGATGATGCTTTTGTTGGGCCTCAAAGTTTGACTCAAGACACTTCAACTTGTAACTCTATTGAGTGTGAGACTGAGTTTAGTGCATCAGTAAGTGCAGCAACCCCTTCGATAACGTCTCAAAATCTTATCTGGGTTTCTTCTGTTGCTAAATCTGGAACTTCTAGTAACATAAAAACTCTAACGATTCCGACTGGTCTTTTTTCCGTAATGCCCTCATGTTCTTGTACTACGTCTGCGACTGTAAGTTCAAATGACTTGTCATGCGTATTTAATAGGTCAGTATCCTCTACTACCAGCCTTCAATTTAACACGCGTAATAATAATACATTCCTAGATTTAGACATTGATATTGTATGCCAACGCTCCGGCTCCGACTTCACAAACGCCAAGCGCCTTGGAAATAACACAACTTACTCATCAACTAATGCAGACACTGACTGGGCTTCATGCGGTCACACTCCTTCAGACTTTACAGGATTCGGAACAGTCTCAGCTATTGAAACTCAATGTAAGCGCCAAGGAAGTGATTTATTGATGCGTGGTAATTTCACCGCAGGAGCAGTTGCAGCGGTCGAGGGAAGAGTAGGATTAAAACTCAATGGCGCATCTTTAACGAGTGCAGGAATTTATAAAATAGCAAGTATCCAGATTGCAGGAAGAATCGCTGTTAATGCCTCTACGGGATTATTTGAACGAAATGTCCTAATAGAGCCATCTGTAATCTATATGACTTTCGGAGCATCAAGCGCCTCGAATGCCTCACTGGTAAAAGTGAACGGTAATTTTGTTGGTATCGCATCCACGAAAATGTCACTCAACGCTCGCATTCCTATCGAAGGATGGGAAAACTCTAATTTAATCATCGGTCAATTTAGCGGACTAGAAAAATGTACAGACTCTTATGAGTGTACTGATACATTTAGTGCTCAAATATCCGCTACGGGAATTGTGATTGCAGGAAGTGAAAATATTGACTGGATCGATGGAAATTGTTCAATAACAGGCACATCTGGTGCTACGTGTACTTATAATACTAATCTGGTTACACAACCAATGAATTGTGTTTCTACTTCATCTAGCCAGTATCATACAATAATCACACCCAGCACATCAACGGGATTTACCTCATACACATATAATAGTTCTCACGAACGGGCCGCAGCGGAGCAATATATAATCTGCCAAAAACAAGGCGCAGATTACGTTTCAAAGACAGCTAAGGCGGTTGCTTCAGATCAGAATTTGAGAACACCAGGAGTGACAAAAGCGGTAGTTTATAGTGCTTTTGTTAGTGGAACAACTGTAAGTAACGAAATCGGAAATCTTTTTCAGGGAGGATTCAATGGGGGAAACCCAAATACTGGGACTTTTACTTCAGGGATATTTGCATCGACTCCCTTATGCGTAGTAGGTTCAAGAAGTGGTGCGCAGTTACAAAATCAAATAACGGCAATCTCGCAAACATCAATTTCGGTGCAGATGACTAACACTAACAATGCGGCTAGTGGGGCCGGAGGTTCTTTTAATATTACGTGCCATGGACAATCCCCATAAGAATTTTAAAGCTTAGGAGTATTAATGAAAAAACTATTAGTTAAAATTAAAGTAATCGACATACCTTACTCTCCTCTAATTCCTGCTATCCATGAAAAGTGGGTTAAGGATGAAGTAGAGCTACTTGAACAACCAATGATTGAGCAAGTAACAGAAGTATCCGCCAAGTGGACTAAAGATGAGTTAGAAGTGTTTGAGCAGCCGACAATTGAAGTCGATGGCGCTCTTTTACCTGACGAGTCATACACTTATCATGAAGCTAGTGAGTTGAAAGAAATGGTGAACGATGAGTCTTACACCTATCACGAAGGCTCTCTTGAGGTTCCTGAGGTTTTAGAAGAGTCTCACGAAGAAGTTATTGCGCAGACTCAAGGAAGCGATGAGGAGCTTGCTGAGTGGCTTGAAGGGGATAAATTCAAATATCCTGAAGGGCACTGGATTGAGTATGTGGACATTACGGAACAAGTTAAGCAAGATAAAGTTAACTCTGAAGCTTTAGAATATTTAGCTTCAACTGATTGGCTTATTGTGCGAGAGGTCGAAACCGAAGTTTCGTGCCCTGAAGATGTTAAGCAATTAAGAGCAGAGGCAAGGGCTAAAGTAATTAGATAATTATTAAATAATTTGGGCCAGAAATGAACAACGAACAAGAATGGCGACAACATCTTTTTGACGAAATTAAAGAAATTAGAAATGACGTTTCTGAAATAAAAGTTGAGATGAACACTTTAAAAATAAGAGTCGCAGGATTCAGTTCTCTCATAGGCGCACTTGTTTCATACTTTTGGAATAAATTATTGTGATTACATTTGAAGAAGCATCAAAGCTACCTAGAAGTGAGAAGATAACTCTAGTCACAATGCTTGCAGAAAAGCCTTCAAAGATATTTGAGGTTTATGACGAAGAGAATGGGATATACTCAAAGAAAGTAGATTACTTTGTAGAATCAGTGAAAGAACTCGGATTTGACCTTGAAAAAGTTAATTCAATATCCGAAATGACTACAAACGAAACATTCTATTTCTCGCCTGACGGAATGGTTGTATATGTTAGAAACGCTGGTGGACTAGATCCAAAGCTTTCGACAATGAGTATCGTATATAGATTTCATTTCTCAACTGCGCCAGTAATACTTCCATACGATTTAAACAATGGCACACCTGTTGAATGGCTTCCATATATAAGTACAGTCGGGCAAATTGGTCAAAGGTTAGATGACAATCTTGTTGGAGTAGTGCTTGAGTCTTCATCAAATATTAAGCTCATTAATACAAGCGGATTTTTTGACTCAATATTTGACACAATGCTTTGGGAAAACAAAGAAGTATCATTTTACTCATGGATAGCTAACACTCAGATTAGTGAAATAAAAAAGATATTCTCTGGAATTGTTGAGTCTAAAGAGTTTGATTCTGATGGTGTTAACTTTAAAGTTAAAGACTTTATTTTTAGACTTAAAGAATCGGTCAAGCTAGAGACTTTCTCAGAGATGGACGGATCTATTTTAGATAGTTATATAGGTGCAGCCAAAAGAAGAATTTATGGCAAAGTTGATAAGTGTCAGACCATTGGGTTAGACGCTGTAAAAGATGGATTTGAATTAACTGGACTTGTAAGCGCAAGCCCTGAAACTGATGTTCTGGCTGGAAGTGGTACACTATTTTTAGAAGAGCTTTCACCAAACGATGAAATAATTTTCGATATTAATGGTGAAAAAATAAAGTTTACAATAGACCAGGTAATTAGTGACACACTTGCCAAGGTTTCCAAAAATCCAGAAATAGAAATAGTAGAATCACCAGCAATAATATCACCAGAAATTCCATACAGGTTAAAAAATAGAAGCTGGCACATTGCTGGGCATAAATTAAGACAATCACAACAGGCAATAACGTCAGTAGTTAGTCCTAGGCAGTTTATAGTTGATGACGCTTCTGAGTTCTTTGCTGGCGATACTGTTGTTATAAATTCAGTCACAACACAAATCACTAGAATATCGGGCAAAAACATCATACTAGAGCAAGTTATCTCGCCATCTCCAATTGTCGGGGACTTTATAAAAAAAGAGTCTGTTTCATTGGCAAGATTTGGAAATGAAAGGATGCTTCTAAATAGAGACTTCACCATAACAAATACTTTTGAGGCTATTTTAAACATTAGTGAGCTTGCTGAGTTCAACATTTCAAAAGAAAGAAGATCATCAATTGAGTTTATTTTTGAGAATGGGTCTCGATCAATAACAACGGCTGCCGTGGTTGATCTCAGGACAATATTAAAGCCAAGGGATTGGATAAGAAAACTAACGCAGTCAGATGATGAGTGGTTTGAAATTCTAAGCGTTAGTGAGCAGGCATTAGAAATAAGGACTCCATTTACTCAAAGCACTGGGACAGAGATAGCCAGAATTAAAAATGTTGAAATAATAAATGATGACTCTCTTATAACTGTTGACTGCTATGGGATTGATTATGAAAACAATTGGGCAAGAACGGCATCAAACGCGGCCAGGCATTTAATTAAATACGATGCTGGATTCTCAAACATAGATGAAGATTCGTTTTATCAGTCTAATTTAGATGGATCGCATACTCTATCAATGGTGATTCCAGAACTCGGTGAAAAGCAACCAATGATAAGAGATGTTCTTAATATGATTAACGACTCTGTCTTTGGGTCTTTGTATATCAACTCAGATCAAAATATTTCCTACTCAGTAGTTAATTCTAGAAGACCTGAATCATTGCAATCAATAAAAGATGACGAAATAATAAGCTGGTCTTGTGAGTCAGATAACTCAATCGTAAATAAAGTAATATTAAAATATGCGCCTTATGTTGATACCATCACAGGAGAGGCGGCTACGAATGTAGAAATATTTGATTCTAAATTTGTTGATTATTATTCAGGAATAAAAAACACTGAAGAGAGCACTTCATATATTTATGACAGAAGCTCTGCTGTTATTATTGCTCAAAGACGGGCATTTTATAAATCAACTTCGTCACTTATTGTAACGCTAAAGGCAAAGGCGCTTTTCTTTAATTATGCGGTGAATGACAGGATATACATAGAGCTAGATAGGTTATTTAAGAGATACGGATCATCATCTTCAAAGAAAATAGGCATTGTGTCAGGTGTTAAAAAGACATCAACCGATTCTGAGTTGACGCTAAATGACATGGGTAATATATTTAATAGGTGTCCAACAATTGCGCCAAGTGCAACGCCATCTTTTTTATTGGCCAGCGAAGACGATAAAGTAAAGTATGGTTTTATTTTAGGCGAAACACTAACACCAGACATCACAAGTGAAGAAGAGCTTGGAAACTGTCTAATAGGATAATCATGGCATTTACATCAATTAATATAGATACAATAAAGGTTGGTGATCCTATAACTAAGGACATAATGGATGCAATTAAGTATTCATTAGATGATCTTGATTCAAGGGTTTCGACTCTATCTGTTTCTGGTGGATCAGTTTACATTTTAAATGGTGATTTTAGTTTGGTTGGGTATTCATCATCTCAACAAGATATTTTTTACTACAAAGCAAAACAAGACTTCTCAGTAAATGAGTTTAGTGTTCAGCTATTTAGTAAGCAGGGCATATCTTCAGGTGATCTTGTTTTAGATATTCAAAAGTCATCTGACACAAATGATTCTAACTTCTCATCTATACTGACCACTTCTTTATTATTTGATTTCGCGGTTGATGGTGATTATTCATTTAAGTCTGCATCAATTGATTCTGGATTAAATGACTTAACTAGCGGTCAAGTATTAAGGATAAAAGTGACTGGTGTTCCTAATGGCTTTTATGGAAAGATTTTAATTAATATTGGAGCGCAATAATGAGCTTGCTGAATTCAACTAGAGGAAGCCTTTTAAGAATTACAACATTTACTGATTCTGGGATCTGGACTAAATCTAATGATGTTGGTTTTGTTGTTGTTGAAGTCACTGGTCTTGGTGGTTTTGGTGGGCCTGGATCCTCTACTCAATCTGGTGGTGGAGGAGGCGGTGGTGGTTATACTAGAAAGACTATTTTAAGCTCAGATCTTGGGGCTACTGAAGATGTTACAGTTTCACTTTTTGCACCACTCCCAACAAGCTTTGGATCTCATTGTCAGGCGCTTGCTGGTGGTAATGGAGAAGCTGGTGGAACTACTTGGTCAAATGGTGGTGCTGGTGGAACTTTTGGAACTTCAAGCGGTGGAGATATTAATCTGTTCGGACAGTCTGGATCAAAGGGTGGAACATCTGATGCTGTAGGTGGTGCTGGTGGCAACTCTCCTATGGTTAACGGTGCTGGAAACCCAACATCTAGCGTTGGAGGCTCTGCTCGTAGTTATTCTGGCGGTGGTGGTGCTGGTGGTGCTAGCGGTGGACACAATGGTGGGAATCCTGGTGGTGGAATTGTTGTAGTTTACGAGTATTCACTATGATTAAGCTTTCTGATTATTTAATGGGGCGAGAAAAGCTTTACCCTGTCACTAAAGGACAACTAGAGAGTGCTTGCGATTTACTTGCTGCTGTTGGCTTCTTATTTGGGAAGCTTGGAATTAATCCAATCTTATCTAGCGGATATAGACCAGCGCACTTCAATAAAGCGGCCGGCGGTTCTGCAAGGTCAGGGCATTTAACTTGTGAAGCAATTGATATAAGAGACACTGACGGCTCTATTGCTAAATTGTTACTTGATAACTTAGAATTATTAGAACGTCTTGGTTTGTATTTAGAGGATCCGTCATACACGATAGGGTGGGTCCATTTGCAAACAAGACCAACACTTAGAAGAGTGTTTAAACCATATTAGGAGATACCATGAATGAATTTATTACTAAAGCTCTAGAGCTTTTAACGTCTGCTGAAGGCGCAAGCGTAACAATCGCAATCGTTTTAGAAGTAGTATTTAGACTATTCCCTTCTGAAAAGCCTATCGGTGTTATTATTGCAATCGCTGAAGTTATCAAAGGTGTTGGAGAAGTATTAATTAAGCTTTCAAGCCTTATCAATAAAGTCATTCCTCAAAAGATTAAATAATGGAAATAGAGACCATTCTTGGATTAGTAAAAATCATTGCTGAAATTTACCAAGATGAGCGTGGTCTCTATCTTTCAAAAGAGCGTGAGAGAATTGAAAAGGACTATTTAAATGAAATGTCTAAACCTGATGATCTTCGTTCTGATCTTGCTATTGATAAGCTGTACTTTGAAGCCAGTCTCCTCGCAAAGAGAGCAGCAGAGCCTAAGCACTGAATCCCCACCAGAAATTCCATTTGCAATCGATGAATCTTATCTTAAACTTAGAAGAGATGAGTCTGGAATCATAAGACCGTCTTATAGATTTAAAGAGTGCAAGAAGAGGATTATTTTTTGTGTTGAATGGAAAATAAAAACTGTCTGGTTTAGTGATCTTGAATGGTTCATGCTTAATGGGTGGGGCTTATCGAAAAGAAAATCATTGATAAAGTAGATGGTAGAACATTGAATCGAAAGGGCTTAAAGAAGGGCCGTTCTTTGGGTGAAGTTCAAATGCTTTTAGATCAGGCAAAGCTTGATGGTAACAGAATGCAGATAACTATCTGGCAATCGGTCTTACTTAAACTAAAGGCTGACAATGAAAAAAATAAATAACACTCCGACAGAATATGAAGAACAATGTTTATTTGTTGAGTGGTTTTCTTTGCAGTTTCCACACGTAAGACTTTTTGCAATCCCTAATGGTATGCGAACAAGCATCGGGCAAGCTGTTAAATTTAAGAAATCTGGAACAAGCAAGGGAGTTCCAGATATTTTCATTCCAGAGTTAAACGCCGCTATTGAGTTCAAGAGAGTAAAGGGTGGAGTTCTTTCACATGAGCAAAAAGATTGGCTAAGATATTTAGAGGATCGATGCGGCATGAATTGCTTTGTGGCGCACGGATGTGATGAAGCCGTTAGATTTATAATGGGTTTGACACGCAACAAATAAGAATAGACAATTAAAACGGGTCTTCCTCCCAAATCTTTGGGCCTGATTGCGCTTCACGGAAGATGGCTTTCAGGCCTTCAAATTATTTTCTTGCTGCGACTATTAAATACATTGCAATTATGGTTACAAAATACAAAAAGGCTATGATGCTGCTTAACTTCATATCCATCTCTGGATGTTGCTAGAACAATAATATGGAACGCTGAACATATTTTTTTCTTCGCTAGGATAATTAGATCCATGACTAAATCCAATTGAATGAAGCATCTCATGTACAAGCAAGCCAACTAGATCACTAAACTCTAGAGAATCAAGCTTTCTGATGTTAATGTGGATCTTACCATTTTTGGAATATCCAAGCGCTGAAGTAAATGGATTCCATGGTCTATATGTGAAAACTGGAACTATTTTATTAAATGCTTTTATTTTCTCGGTTATTTCATAGCCTGAACCAGAACCAAATTTAAAGTCATCTTTCTCTCTCAATTCTTGCATCATGTTTGACTGATGGTTAAATAAATTTGTTGCTGCATGAATAGCGCCAGCAATTCTTGGGCTTATAGTTCTATTGTCGTAAATCTTCATTTTTTATTAATCCTGGTTATAATTAAATTACAATCTTGAATTGTTTTGCTTGCGTGCCTAAGCTCTGATCCAACTTTGATCAAAGCAATTTCGTGACCAAGGAATACAGCGGCTGCCATTAACAATACAAAGCAATATGCAATCATGATTATGTCGTAAAATTTAAGATCATTCATTAGAATATCCTTCTTACTTCACTCTCAAGCGAGAATTGTAAATTGATTATTTTCATGTCACCAAGCTTTCTAAATTTTGGAGTTCCAGTCTCAGAGAATCCTAAAAAGCTGTAAGTGGTATCATCAAGCTCGAATAGCGTTTCCTTAGTTTCTTTTAAAATGTCGGCCATTGTAACCGCGCAAAACTCTTCAATGTACCAATCAACCATTCTTATAACTACGCTTAGCTTTCCTGTTTTAATTGCATAAACAAAATTATATCTATCTTTATCATGCTCAACTGCTAGATATTGGTCAATGTACGTGCTTGCGCTAGTGTCAGACAGTGGGCTGTATTTTCTTAAGTTTGCTAGAAGCTCTTTCATGTCTTTCATTTTGTATCCCTTTTTTTGCCCAGTTTTCCCACTCTAGAAATTCTGGAATGTTAATATCGTTTATCATCTTCATAAAAAGCTTATGAGTCATAATACAATCTTCTTCACTATTATGATGATTAAATTCTCCTAAATTGAAATAATTACATAGTGATTTTAAATTAAGCTTTGATCCTATGCCAAGATATTTTGCGATTGAGTGGGTTGATAAATACTTCGATTCTGGGAAGCACTGCCCAAAGTCAAAATAGTACCCATTATCCAGCGCATGAAATCTCAAGATAGCAGCATCATAAGACGTATTATTTTGGCGATTTGCGTGAAAAATTAAATGATTGTTTTTACCATTCAAAAGCCAATTAAACATTCTGTCCATTTCATCTTTATAAGGGCTAAATGAGTAAGCCTCTTCTCTACTTATCCCGTGAATTGCTGATGCACCTTCAGCGTCAGATCCCCAAATTCTAGGCTTAAATTTAAATCCCTTGCTTTCAATAACATTAAAAGAATTATCCATTAGAATAAAGTCAGCAGTTAGTATCTCTGCACTCGCTGGCCTTAGCGAGGTTGATTCTAAATCTGTTACTAAGAACACTATGCGACCTTATCGCCTAGCAATTGAACAGAATTGGCAAGAACGCTAAAACGCTCCTTTCCTTCATCATCTTTACTTAGCTGAACTTTACCCTCAACAAAGCACTCTCTTTTTTCTTCTCCATACTTTAAAAGAATTTCAGCAGTTTTAGAAAAACATACGCAGTTAAAGAATGTCGTGGTTTCTTTCTCTCCAAACTTTTCATAAACTCGCACTGTAAAAGATGCCATTGGCTTTCCTGACTTGGTTTCAATTGCCTTAATTTTGTAGAGCTTTCCGCCAATTCTTAAGTCATTAATCGATATCATATTATTTTCCTTTTTTTATTTCTATTCTGTTTTTTTCAGAAAGCGAGTAATTATAACAAGCCACTATTGACCTTATTGTTTCATCGACTGATTTTGGATTTATCCACTTGCTAATATTTGAATCTACTCTTTGCATTATCTCAACAGGAGACTTATTTGATGCTGAAGAAACTCTAGATAATGCGTAACAAGCCCTTACAGTGTATTTTTCTTGAACCCTTGATTCACTCAATGCTGAAAGTGTTTGAATTGTTAAGTCTTTAAACTTGATAGCGATCATTTTATTTTTATCAATGTCATCACCAACTTGCGAACCTGTTCCACCATTCTTGACCAGCATTGTGACAATCGCTGAAATATCAAACTTGTCATCAAACATTGAAGATATTTTGTAAGCAGTTAGCGCACCAACATCGCCAGATTTTGCAAGCATTTCAATCTTGTCTTTAAGTGAATGAGTCTTGCCAGCAATGTTCACTCTATGCACGGCTTCAAATGAGTTATCGCTACCTTGGACTATATAATATACAGGAGAGCCAAGAATCCTGGATGCCTCAAGTCTATGTTGTCCGTCAATTACTTCAAGATTTTTTGTTACCAAAATCGGGAATACGTGCAACTGAAACTTGTCTTTATTTAAAGATATTAGTTTGTTTAAATTTGACCTATTTAGATCTCTATTCCATTCAATAGTTTTAAAAGAGTCATACTTGAATGATACTTTTATTTCTGGTGAATCAGGAAATATTTTCATCTTATTTTCCTTTGCTGTTCTGAGCGTTAATCCATTCAGACGCTTCTTTAAATGAATCTATTTTAGGTGTTTCGATGTTTTTAGATTTTGAGATTGCATATATGGCTTTCTTCTGTTGCTCAGTAGCTCCACCAGTATCAGACTTGTATGTTTTTAATGGTTGTGATGGTTGGTGATTATTAACTGGCGCTAAATTATTCCCATCATTATCATCTTCAGTAGTTGAAACACCTAGCATGGCTTGTAATTGGTAACGCTTATAGTAAGTGATTAACGATCCATATTTTTGAGGATCTGCATGGTGAGGTAAAATCATTTCTGATTCTAGCGCCTCGCCAGATGAGTGAATTAACTTAGTTATTAAAATTGTTTTATCGTTATCAATTCTCATTGGTTGGATAACCGCTATCCCACAACTTGAAAGAACTGGAACTACTGTTTGAAGAATTGATGATAGATCGGCGTATGAGGACTTGAAAAATGGATTTTCACTATCCTTTGCCACTGCCTTCATTTGTGTTTGAAATTTTACCAGAGCCTCTGAGATTGATTTCATCTTGCATCCTTTTAAAAGCCAAGTCGAGTGGCTTCTGTTTGTTTTGTATCGTTTTACATTTACATTTAGTCTGTGCTGTTACACTTACATCATTCATTGCCCACTTGTCACCATAATTAAACTCATATTCAAAAAAACACTTTGGGCATATAATTATTTCAGAACTCATAATTTATTTTCCTTTGCATAACTTCTTAGAGATCTAACAAAATACTCTCGATCATTGCGCTCAAAAGCCTCATTGCTTATTAAGCCCTGCTGAAGTATTGCATCACCTTTCTTAAAATAAGATCTTAGCCAGTCATTCAATACTAGCATCTCTTGATAGTATGCGTTAAACATTCTTGAGGCTGGGAATATTTTGTCAGCGTAAATTTTACACATACCAGTTAATTGCTCTTGAGTTCCAAACGTCATGAATTTGGCTTTTAAATGGAAATAACATCGGTGTGATAGATCATTTAGCTCATCAACTGAAACGCTCGCCTTGGCCATATATGGACGTAATAGCTCCATAATTTGATTAAGTGTGGGCATCTTCTCAAACTTGAATGGGATTGATTTACAAACTGCTTCTAAATTATCATCACTGCACCCTGAGTCAATTATATCCTTGGCCCAAAGCGCAAGTGTTGACTGGTTTGGTGCATACTGAAATCGAAGTGCCACGTTTTTAAGGTGGTTTTCTGCATTGGACTTCTGAACGTCTAGTGACTTGTGAGATTTTTTTAGCCTATCAAGGGACGGCTCATCATTCCAGCCCTGCATATATTTAATGGTTGAGCTTATGTCGTGTGTCATTTTTGCATCCATTTGTTTTTATTTGTAAAATATCTTGTAAAACAAAAAATAACTTATGTAAATAGACACATTTAAATCGTGTAATAGTTTCAATATCTAATTATTAGATAGTTGATTGATAATTATTATATATTACATTCTGACAATTATTGGGTAATCAATATGAATCAATCAGAATGGTCTATGCCTGTTGCCCGAGTACGAGAGATTGATGCGAAAGGGATAAAGCATAGTAAGCAACGAAGCCTGACGGTTAATAGCTTAGGATGATCTAGCATCCAATTTGAATTACCTAGACGCTACTCCGAATAGGATTAAAGTAGAAAGCACTCCCAACTTAATGTCATGATGACGGTATAGTTTAATCTAGCGATTGGGACGAGATGAAAGATACAATGTGAGTTTTATAATTTCTGACTACAGGTTATAAAACAGTATCTAAGGCTTCCTATTCCCTCGGGTTAATGTACTTTTAAAATAAAAATCTAATTTCTCTCTCGAGTAACATTTAGCCTTTAGGCCGAGCGCATGATGCGCGAGTGTTACTGAGAAAACAAGCTGGAAGCGCGTTAGTCTTAATAGCAATGCTTTGAAAAATCTAGTATCTTTATTTTATGAAGAATTATAAAGCAGACGTTTCTTGTATAGTGTGTGGTTGGAGAATGGGCGGCATGGTTACTTATCACCATGTTTATACCAGAAAAGCCTATCCAGAATATTCAACATCAGAATTTAATCTAATGCCTCTTTGCGCTTGGCATCACAACGAAACGCACAGCATTGGAACAGTGTCTTTTTCTAAAAAATACTCATCAGTTAATGACTGGCTAATCTCTAAAGGTTGGCAACTGTTAAGTGGCAAATGGATTTACTCAAGTAATTAATTATATGCAATAGGCAATAAATGCCTCACCATTATTAAATGGTTATTGAATTACATGAAATAGTAACAAGATTGAAGGCGCTGGCAAGCGAGCTAGGAAAGACTCCTACTGCCAAGCAGTTTGAGTTGTCAGGCATCTCTAAAAGACAAATTCATAAGCATAGGTACTCAGAGATTTGTAAGATGGCAGGGCTTGAGCCAAACAGAAGGCCCCAAGACCAAGAGACTTATAAATTAGAGCTAAAACCTCCCAGGATTCTGATATTTGATATTGAGTCAAGTGATATGCTTGTAAGAGTATATGGCCTAAGAAATAACGACTACATCTCGCCCAATAACATAGTAAAAGATTGGCACTTATTGTCCTACGCTGCCAAATATTGGAAAGATGATAAAATGTATTATTTAGATAATAGATACGCACTTGATACAACAGACGACAGGCAAATAGTTGAAGGGCTGCACGATCTTATAAGCAATTCAGATTGGATTTGTGGCCATAACATGAAGTCGTTCGATATTAAAAAGCTAAGAGCAAGAGCTGAGTTTTATGAGCTTCCACCAATCCCTCCTGTTAGAGTAATTGACACACTGACAATATGCAGAAAATACTTCGCCCTGTCATCAAACTCACTAGATTATGTAGGAAAGTATTTTAATCTAAAAAATCGAAAATCAAGCCATGGCAAGTTTCCAGGCAAGGCATTATTTGATGAGTGTATGAATGGAAACATGGAAGCATGGATGGAGTGCGAGCTTTATAATAAGCAGGACGTCATTGTTACTGAAGAGTTATTTGAAAGACTAATGAAGCATGACAGCTCGATAAATTTCCAAAGCCACACACAAAGCAAAGTTTGCTCATGTGGATCCATAGAGTTTAAAAAGAACGGCTTTAAATATGCAGCAAGCGGAACATTCCAAGCATATGCCTGCAAGGCTTGTGGAAAGCATCATCAAAGCAAAGACAATTTAATAGACAAAGAAACAAGAAGGGAATTTTTAAAATGAAAACTCCAAAGTTTTATAGATTTTATCAAGATCTTTATCACCAAGAATTTGTGTTTCTTCCCGACTGGACAGAGGTTAATATTTATCAAGTATTTGGAGAGCCAATCCCGAACAGTGCTGGCGCAGTGTTTTTAAAAAATGGAGTCATTTGTATCTGGGTTAAAGAGTTTACATTAAAAAATCTAGAATACTTAACCCATGAAAGTGTTCACGCTGCTAACGTATTGTTTACCACCAGGGGACAAGAAATTGACGCTGTAAATGATGAAGCTCAAGCGTATCTAGTTCAATGGATATTTGGGCAATGTCTTAAACATTTAAGAGCAAAAAGAAAATGAAGTACCATGTAAGTATCAACTCGATCTATATTCACTTGGCAGAGCTTCTACATAGAGGAGTCGGACATTCAATTTATATGGTTGATTATTACTCAAAGGCGAGTGGTGCATTAATCGCATCAGAGAAAATAAGAATAAGCGATGAGACTATAAAATCGTGGGAAGTATGGGAAGGGTAATTTTCTTAAACACCTGGCTAAACATACCAGACGATGAGCGCAGAAAGCATGATCAGATTCAGTCGTTAATCAGCGAGAGGCTTGCAGAATTTAATTACGAGACTAGAGAATATAACGAATTTCAAAGAGCTTTATCCAAGCAGAAAAGTCACAATTTGTGGCGCAATAGGATGAAGTTAGTCACAAGCGAAGACTCTGAATCAGACGATTAATTGTAAAATCTTCACAATCTATTTACTTACTATTCATTCAGTTTTATAAATTAGCTTCATAAAAAAGAGAGGCTTAAAATGGATACAGAGAAAATTCAGATTAATGGAGTTGATTACATTAGAGCAGACTCAATGGTTAATGAGAAGCCGATTTTAGATGGACTAAATTATGTAATTGTTAGGACTTATTCGGCAGGGGTTTTTGCTGGTTATCTTGAATCTCGGGATGGACAAGAGGTTGTTTTGCTAAAAGCCAGAAGATTGTGGCAATGGGCCGGGGCTGCGTCACTATCGCAACTAGCGATGGATGGAACTAGTAAACCAGAACTTTGTAAATTTCCTTGCGAAGTTGATAAAGTCACTCTACTTCAAGTTATAGAGATTTTAGAGGTTACCACTAAAGCCAAAAAATCGATTGATTCGGTAAGTATATGGAAAGCTTAATTATTAATGATGGCTCTGGCAATGGCTATGGCTCTGGCTCTGGCAATGGCTCTGGCTATGGCGAGGGCTATGGTTCTGGCGATGGCTCTGGATATGGCGATGGCTCTGGCGATGGCTACGGCTCTGGCGATGGCAATGACTATGGCGATGGCTACGGCTCTGGCTTGGGTTCTGGAGATGGGTCTGGCTTTGGCGATGGCTCTGGCGATGGCTCTGGCTATGGCGATGGCTATGGCTAAAAAAGATTGGGCATGGGATTAAAAGGAGAAATAAATGATAAACAAGGGAATTGTAACAGGAGACTTTATTCGCTCAAGACGAAAAGAGTTAGGGCTTACTCAGAAGCAATTAGCTCAAAAACTTGGCTGGAAAGTTAACAACACTCAATACATTTCAAACACTGAGAGAGGTTTAAACCCATTCCCTGTGAAAAATGTTTATGCGCTATCATTGGCGCTTCAAATATCTCCAGAGATAATTATTGGTAAGATGCTAGAAGACTATAGCAACAGTATAAGAAAGGAGCTGAGCAAATGAGGCAGCCTAAATTCAAGTTTGGCGATAAGGTTGCGGAGAAGTTTTCTGATGATCATTTTGTAATAGATTCAATAAAGAGCTACTCCACTGGATATTATTATAATTCAAATGATAAAACCAGGGATTGGGTGCCAGAGTCAATCCTTGCACTATACGAAGAACAAAAAGTTAAAAAGCTTTATGCTTACATGAACGAGGACTTGGTTATATTTTCACCAATTGAAGCTAAAGCGGTTAGGGCAACTGGTGGATTATTTGACAGGTGCGAGAATTTCGACATTACTTACGGAGAAAGAATAAATGAGACAATCCCCACGCTACCCTGAGATAACAGTTTATCCAGATGGAAGAATGTTTGATACTGACACAGGTAAATGGCTTAACATAACAAGGATTCACGCTCAATCAACTAAGGGTCCTGTATGTAATTGGTCAACGAATGGACGCACTCATGTTTTATCCGTTGCAAAGATCCTATATGAGACTTATGTAAGTGAGAGAGTAATGGATTCTAGCTCTACAGTAGGCTTTAAGGACGGAAATGATGATAACATTAACGTCAACAATTTAAAGAAAGTTAAGAAGTGGGAGAGAGAGTCAAAAGAAGTTCGAGAATTTGTGCATGACTCATGGTTAAACGGTGGGGATGATATTTACTTATGTTAATTAAAGCTTCCCTCGTGAAAATGAAATAGCGCGAGAGAATGTCATTCCAGATCATTCTTAATTGAGTGATCTGGTTTTGTAAAAGGGACTATAAGTGATCGTTAAGACCATTAACAATAAGGATAGTTATCCTTACTTACTAGAGATACATTACGCTAAAAGAATCCCTTCGATCTCGTACTGCTTTGGTTTATTTAGCAAAGAAGAGTTGATTGGTGTTGTGACTTATGGGACGCCAGCCTCGGCTACTCTTAGGCGCGGAATAGCAGGGGATGACTTTAAGGGTCACATACTAGAGCTTAATCGACTTTGTTTAAAATATAACAGAAAAAATGAAGCTAGCTTTTTAGTTGGCAGAAGCTTAAGAATCTTGCCAAAAAATAAGATCATCATATCTTTTGCCGACACCCTTCAGAAGCACGTGGGAACAGTTTATCAGGCCTGTAATTTTAAATATTATGGTCTGAGCGCAAAAAGAACAGATTGGGCAATAAAAGGAATGGAGCATTTGCATGGTCAAACCATAGCTGACATTTCACGTGGGCAGAAAAATAGATCTGAGTTTATGAGGGAGACATACGGAGACAAATTCTACCTAAAGCCAAGGTCCAGAAAGCACAGGTACATAATAGTAACAGGGAAAAGCATTCCTTATTCCGTTATTAAATACAAACAAGAGAGCTACCCTAAAAAAGCATCAGATTATATCTAATAAGGTGGAATGGCTAAGGTTTATAGAGATGGCGCTTACTCAGACCGTGAATATGATAGTGTTTTAATTATGTACAACGTATTTTATGGGGATCTTGCTTTAACGCTAACAAGTGGAGATGCCTTTATTTGCTCTCAGTTCATCGGTTCAAATCAGTTTCAAGTAGTAAATCAGTCTTTCAACGGGTTTGATACACTGGAATTTGATGGGCAAGGCTTTAGATAATTGACTTAGTTAATTAAAAACACCTAGAATCAATTAAAGCCTCTGTGAGGTTAACAATTTGAAGCGGTGCTTTAATGGGCGAGTTAGAAATTGATCAAATCGGTGTTTGTGCTGCTATCATTGCTGGCATATCCACCAAAGTAGATGGTTCAATCATTCTCAAGGTTGAAATCAATCCATCAGAGACAGAAATAATATCTAAATTAATGCAGAAGTGGGCCATCAATCAAAGGTTAGTAAATCTTGGCATTGTGAGTGTTAAACAATGAGCAATCCAATAGGAAGACCATCAGATTATGATCCAATTCACGTTACTGAAATGCTTAAATTCTTTTTAGAGTGGCCATTAACAAGAACAGTTAAGAAGCAAATTGTCTCAAATGGAAGGGTTATTAATTTTGAAGATGTATTAGTTAACTATCCACCAACTTTAAATAAGTACTCGATAAAAATTGGAACCGACAGGCACACTTTAAAGAGATGGTCGGATGAAAATGGGGAGTTTCGCACCACCTATATGCGATGCAAGGCAATTCAGGAAGAATGGCTAAGCGACAGAGGTACGACTGGTGAGTATAATCCAGGCTTCACTAAGCTCATGTTGGTAAATCATACTGACATTAAAGACAAAGTTACTCACGAAGTTGATGAAGATACTAAGAAAGCATTGAAACTTGCTTATAGGATAGATCCAAAATGATTAGAACGATTAATGGTTTTGAAAACTATTCAATATCTGAAAATGGTGAAATATTCTCACTTTACGAAAAAGGTAAAAGAGGAAAGACAGGGTCTTTGAGTAGGCTAATGAAAACATCTATCGGAACAAGTGGTTACGAGACTGTTCATCTCTACAAGAATGGTAAAAGATTTACAATAATGGTTCACAGGATAATGGCAGAAACTTTCCTGTCTCCTGTAGATGGAAAAAATGTTGTAAACCATAAAGATCTAAACAAGAAAAACAACGTAATTTCAAATCTTGAATGGGTTACTCATGCCGAGAATTATTCCCACGCAAACCTACACAATGTAATGAAGAAGCCACCAGTAATAAGACTATTAACAGATGAGCAAGTTCTATCAATAAGAACTTTTAATAATCCCAAGATGGACAAGGTTTTCGCTGAGTCTTATGGCGTGGATAAGTCATCAATATGCAGAGTAAGAAACTACAAGAGCTATAGATGGCCAACATTGTAGAGGATAGCACCCTCCCAAACCTGACGACATTTAATCCAAATTTTATACCCTATCAGATAAAGGTTGTAAACCTCCTGAGAAGAGACTGGGATTACTCCAAAGGAACACCAGAAGTTCTACTCAGCGGCAGTTACGGCTCTGCAAAATCAATCCTAATGGCGCACCTAGGCGTTACACATTGCATTTTTAATCCAGGAGCAAGGCTTTTGCTTGCAAGAAAGGCACTGCCAGACCTTAAGGATACAATCTTTAAAGAGATTCTAGAGCACTTAGATGGCGCATTAAAAGAGGGCACTGATTACACTGTAAACACATCATCAGCAAAAATAACATTCAGCAATGGGTCTGAAATTATATCAAGATCATGGAGTGATAAAAAGTATCACAAAGGAAGATCTCTAAAGCTGTCGATGGTTATATTTGAGGAGTTAACAGAGAATAACGAGGAAGACAAAGAAGCCTTTATGACTTTAAAGGCAAGGCTTAGGCGTATATCTGGCATAAAAGAAAACATATTAATAGCTGCTACAAATCCATCAAGCCCTAATCACTGGGTTTATAAATATTTCTTTGATGAGAAGAAAGAAACCAGATTTGTATTTAAGTCAGTCACTACAGACAACCCATTTCTTGACCCTGTTTACATTAAGCAATTAAAAGAAGACTTGGATCCAATTCAAGCCCAGAGATATATTTACGGGGAGTGGGTGGAGCTTACTAAAGATCGAGTTTATTACGCTTACAATAAAGAGCTAAATTACAGAGAATCATTTGATATTAACTACAGTGATGAGTTGAGGTTATGTCATGATTTTAACATCGGTCACGGCAAGCCAATGAGTGCTGCTGCTGCTGTCAAGATAGGAAGAAACTACCACATCATAAAATCATTTCATGTTGAGGGTGCAAGGACTTCAGACATCATGGAAGAGATAGCATCTAGCGGATTACTTGATAAGTTTAGAACCATTACTGTGTATGGTGACGCATCAGGTAAGAATAGGGATACAAGGTCAATCAAGTCAGACTATGACATTATAAGAGAATTTCTTGCTAACTATAGAACTAGAGAAGGAAGGCAATTAAGCTTTTCAATGAAGGTGCCATTATCAAATCCGCCAATTAGAAGAAGGCACAATCTTGTCAATGCACATTTTATAAATGAGAATAAAGAAGTCAGACTTTACGTTTATGATATGTGGCTTCATGATGGATTTATGCAGACATCATTCAAGAAAGGCTCAAGCATAGAGGATGACTCGCTACCAGAGCAGCACGTTACAACTGCTATTGGATACATGATTGATTATGATATTAATAGGACGCAAGCACAGTCTAAAACAATTCAACTGTAAGGAATAAAATGGCCCTCAAAGATAAACGAAATGAAATCATAGAGTATGTAAAATCAAACGCCTCATTCTTGAACAAGAGTGCGGAAGCCCTGAATATTTACGAAGGAAATTTACTACCTTACGTTGATAATATTTTAAGAACTTCACTTTCAGCAAACTATTACAATTCGATAAAAGATAGAATTTTACCCATAAATATCTTACAAAGATTTATTGATAAGGTATCAACAACTTACTCTAAAGAGCCTTCTAGAACATCAGAAGATCCTAAAGCTCAGGAGTTTGTAGATTTTTACTCTCACGCATTAGACATTGATCAGTCTGGGACTATTGCAGACGCTTACTCTCATTTATTTAAGGGCTTCGCATGGGAGCCGTACGTTGATAAGTCTGGAAAGCCAGCAATCAGAGAGCTTTCATTTAACTCATTTTTAGTGATGAGTGACTCAAGAGTTAATCCTGAAGAAGAGACAATTTTCATCAAGTTAATGGGCAAAAAGAATAATGATGATAATTCTATGCTGCTTCACGTATACACCGATGATGAGTTTGACTCGTTTTATATGAGCGGTGAAGAGAATACGCAAGATCTATTAGATAACGATGGTGTAAATCTTATTGGCATCATCCCGTTCGTTTACGGAAAGCGTCAAAAGAATAGATTATTGCCAGTGCTTGACTCTGATATGCTCAAGATAACTAAGGCGATCCCTGTCATGCTAAGTGACGCAGCAGGGGCCCAGCACTTTCAGTGCTTTTCAATTCTATATGGGACCGATTTATCATTTGACAACGCTGTTATTGCACCAAATGTTATTTGGTCACTTAAGTCAGATCCAAATAGCGATAAGGCTCCACAAATAGGAACAATTAAGCCTGAAGCAGACACGGAAAAGGTGGTTCAGTTTGTAACTACAATTTTCACAATGTGGCTTGAATCTAAAGGTGTAAGAATAGGGTCAATGGGTTCAGTTGATGGTGGCAACGCATCTAGTGGTATTGCTAAAATTATTGACGAGATTGACGTCTGGGAAATCAGAAAGAAATCACAAGAATGGTTTGAGAAAGATGAGAAAGAATTGTGGAATGTTAAGCTTCCTAAAATTCATAACTATTGGATCAAATCAGGAATGGTTAAGCCTTCAGAAGTTCCAGGAATGATGATTAACGATGAGCTGGACATTAAGGTTAAGTTTGAAGCGCCTAAACCTATGCAGACGCGAATGGAAGAAATTGCTGAGATTAAGGCCGAGATTGACTTAGGTGTTATGACTATGGAGCAAGCTATTAAAAGATTATATCCTGATGCTGATGAAGCTCAGATTAAAGAAGCTTTAGCTAATAGGGTACTTGTATAGACTGGACTAGAGAAAAGATTAAACTTCCAAAGTCTCTCAAGCCTAAAGAGAGAGTTCAGATCGCTGAAGTGGTCTTGGATATTATTGTTTCCAGAACTTTAAACGGAATGGATAAGAACAATAAAAAGTTTAAGAAATATACTAAGGAGTATGCAGAAATTAAAGGCACTGATGTCAGTGATGTCGATCTAACATTTAGTGGTGATATGCTGGACTCACTAGAGCTTGTTAGTCACAAGTCGGGTGAAATAGTAATAGGCTACAAAGAGCCATCAGAAGAATTAGCTGGGAAAGTTGAGGGAAATAGGCGCGGAACATACGGACAATCTAAGCCAATACCAGGAAAGGCTAGAGACTTCTTAGGTATATCACAATCGGAGCTTGATACAATTATCGATTCATATAAAGAAGATGAGCCAGCAATTAACGACTTATCAGCTGATGAGCTTGACGCATTGGCAAGACAGATAGCCGAAGAGATGTTTTCATGAGCGCATCAGACACAATTGCAAAGCTAAATAGAAAGCTTCAAGTAAAGATCAGAGTGGCTACAAGGGAAGCGGCTAAAGAGATAATCCAAGTTGTTATTGATGTGATTAAGATAAAAGCAAGGTTTGAAGGGGAAGGAAAGTCTGGCTCTTTTGATGAATTAGAAGAGACCACTGTTAAATATCGTCAAAGATACGCTAAGAATTTGCACCCAGATACCGAACCATCTAAGTCAAACATTACTGCAACAGGTCAAATGCTTGACGCTCTAACTGGTAAGTCATCAGGTAGCAAGGTAACTGTTTTCATCAAAAACAATAAAAGAAAAAAAGAACTATCAGGTGCTAGGTCCACATTAACTAACGAACAAGTGCGTTCCCATGTTGAAAAAGTGCGAGAGTTTTTAGTATTATCTGAACAAGACAAGAAAGAAGTTATAGATGTTGCAACAGAAATAATTAGACAGAGCATAAAAGACTTGTTGAAATAGTTTGACAAGTAAATTTGACAAGGGAATTATAGAATGAGCGACTCAAACGCTGGCAGTGCCGCATCTCAAGATCCTAGTGGGATACATGAGAAAGAAACATTACAAGATAAAGTGGCTTATGAAACTTATCGCCGAGTACTAGCTGAGGCTAGGAAATACAAGGATCAAGCTAGAATGCTTGAAGATGAGAAGAATAAGAATCATGAGTTAAAGCTCAAAGAGAACAATGAGTGGAAAGCCTTAGCTGAAGCCAAGGCATCACAAGTTGAGTCTCTTGAAAAAGCTTATAGAGAGCAGAATGAGCAAATTGTTAATGGTCTTAAATACCAGCAGTTTGAGAAACTTTTGGGTGAAAAGCTCAAGAACCAGGACTATGCCACATTTATCGACTTTGATAAAATTGTGATTAACCCTGAAACAAAGCGCGTTGATGAAGAATCAGTCAAAGGAGTAGTTGGGGAGTTTGTAAAAAACCACTCACACTTAGTTGATTTTGGTGATGGAAAAAGAATGCCAAATGAGGCGGCCAGCACTGGAAGTTTCTCGGGTGAAAAGAATATTGATAAAATGAATGCCAAAGAGCTTGAAGAATATATCAAGTCTCAATATAGGGCTGGGCTACTTACTTAATAAACAAACTTCTCAAGGAGAGAATAAATGGCTGACGTAATTACTGGCGGTCTCGCCAACACAAAACAGGCTTTAATTAGCTCACTGGTTCAAAAAGAACTAGCATTCAACGCAGTTTTAAAGAACACAATTATGGATGTTTCTCCATTTGCTGTTCCAGGTGCTTTGTCTGTATCTTTCCCTAAACTTACTTCTTTCACTGTTGTAAACAGAACAGAAGGATCTCAGGGCGATGCTACTGCTTTGACATCTTCTTTAGATACTATGCTTTTCGACTTTAAAGCTTATGTTGCTTACATCATTGATGCAGTAACTAAGAAGCAAGCTAATATTGACGTTGAAATGGAATACGCTAAGTTTGCTGCTGCTGCTCATGGTCGCTATGTTGATCAACAAATCATTCTAGCTCTTGCTGGTGCGACTTCATCTTTCATCAATGTTGGTGCTGATGCTGACGTTTCTTATGCGGACCTTCTTGAAATGAGAAAAAACTTAATGAAAGCTGATGCTGTAATGAGCAACTGCGTAATCGTTGCTTCACCTGCTCAAGAGGCTGTACTATTTAGCCTTGATGAGTTCAAGAGAGCTGACGTTTACGGACAAGGCAACATTCCTACAGGTGTAATTGGTTCAATTCTTGGTATGCCAATTTACGTTCATAATGGATTATCTGACAAAGAGCTATACATGTATGAGAAATCTGCTCTAGCAATAGGCTTTCAATCTGCTCCATCTATGTCTGCACAAGGTGCTAACGAGTATGGTGTAGGTTCAGAGCGCGTTGCAATTGACCAGCTTTTTGGTGTTAAAGCACTTCAAACTGGTCTCAAGGGTGCTGCTGCTGGCAAGTCTCCATTGATTCAAGGTTTAAACGACTAATAAAGCAGGGGAGGGAAACCTCCCCTTTTTAAATTATGCAAGCATTACCAAACTACTTAAAAGCCAAGTCTGCTGAAGGTCTTAAGAGGCTATGCTCAGACAATAGCATCAAGAAAGATAGGTACTTTAGGTACCAGATTGTTTTTGATGGATCATTTTGGTTTGCTTGGTATGAAGAAGACGCAACTGATTCTATACAAAACGAAATAAAAGCTAAAGAATTGCTAGATAGCTCTAGATAAACGCGATAAGGTTTTTAATATCTTTAAATGTTTATTTCGATGAGTAGGGGTATCGATGAAAAAAACACTTGTCGATAGAGAGTTTTCAAAGTTTCGAGATGGCAATAGCGGTGATGCTGTTGCTGTTACCCATGATGGTGGGCCAGTACCTACGGAACCAAGTGGTGTAGATTGGGATGAAATCGTTACATCTTTCCCTGATGTCCATCAAGAGCTTTACACGTACAAATTAAATTCAGAAACGGTGCAAACAGTTCTTGTTAGTTATCAAAGTGAAAGTAAGAAAACTATTATTTATATGCAGAGAACGAGGTTTTAAATGCCTTGGATATTTGATGCAAGATCTATAGATATTGTTTTTGTGGTTGATACAAATACGCAGGTTGTTTCTGGTTCAATTGAATTTGGAGGCGAATCTGGTGGAGACCTTGCCATTGATGTCGGAAATAGAGATAATGATACCTCTATTGTTGATTCAGGTCTAAGAGTAGTAGATGGCAGTATTTAAAGCACCTAGAATTTCAAGCTCTCAAAGAAGCACGTTAGTTTTAGAGCCAAGTGAAATAGTTTATGACACCGATAATAATTCATTTTATGGTGGTAATGGATCGGATCTTGGCGGCTTTCCAATTGGCCTTGGCGCTAGTGGTTTAGTCACTAAATATAATTTAACCCAGCAAGATACAAATAGAAGATTTATATTATTACCAAGTGAACCATTCTCATCATCAAGCGTTAGGCTTAATATCGTTGGTGGGATTGAACAAGTTAACGGCATAGACTTCATAGTAACTGGCAACGTGCTTTCGTGGGATGGTCTAGGATTGGACAATTTTCTCGAAGAAGGGGATACCCTTCTGGTTCAGTATTAATAACAAGGAGTGTTAAACATGGCTCAACAAATCAAAAAGAAATTTCTAGCCCCAGAAGTGGTAGAGTATTTCGACAATCAAATCAGTGCAGCAGAAAGTTCTGTTGTATCTGAAAAAGAACGCGCTGAAGGTGCAGAACAAGCACTTGACGCCAAAATCGAACAAGAGAAGCTAGATAGAGCAAGTGGAGATTTATCTACGCTTACTTCAGCTAATTCTCACGCTGATTCTAAAGTTCTTGAAGAGAAGAATCTTAGAGAGGCTGCTGACAATGCGCTAGACGGTAGAATTACAACTTTAGAGGGGCAAGTAGGAGAAGATCTCCAGACTGCTATTTCTGAGCTTGAAAGCTCTATCAGTGCAGAAGCTACGGCAAGACAAGAAGCTGACTCAAACCTACAGTCTCAGGTTGATGCTGAGAAGGGTAGAATTGATGCAATTCTTTCTTTGTCTGACGCTGACAAGGATAGCTTTAAAGAGATTGTAGATCTAATCAACTCGGTTGACACTGAGAATGACCAGGCATTTGCTTCGTATGTTCTTTCAAATGATTCGGCACTTGCCGAAGAAGTTTCTAGAGCTACATCTGCTGAGTCTGGTCTAGAGTCTAGAATTTCTGCTGTTGAATCTCAGGTTGGAGAAGATTTACAGTCTGCTATCTCTGAGCTTGATCAAAAGATTACAACAGAAAAAGAATCAAGAGAAGCGGCTGATCTAAGCATTCAAGGTGAAATCTCTGCAATACAAGGAAGCGAGAACGTAGTATTTGAAGACAGTGCTGCCACTTATGCTGATGGTGCTGCTGGAATTAAAGATCCATCTGGTCGCGATGGTTGGTATTTTAAAAATGCTAACAACAAGATCAACTGGTACTTTTTTGACGGATCAAAAGAAAACGTAACTGTTTCTCAATTTGAGAATATGTACTCAGTAGCTACTGTAGATGCTCCATTGACTTCTAGCGACACATTCTTGATGGCTTACTACACTATGCCTCAAGGTGATGGTCAAGATGCTGGATCATGGTATAGATCTCGACAAGTTTATGTCCCAGTAAATACATTTGAGCGTGGTGTTAAATCATTGTTCTATGTTGGTGCAGAGCCTTCGGCTGATCTATATCCAGGTCTCCCTCGTGTTCAAATGGTCATTTCTAACATCGCAACAGTAGGGCCAAATGGTTCTTCTGAGCAATTAATGACTACAGTTTTTGGAACAAATAGCGGAGCAACTCCAGGAAAGATTGAGTTAGTAGTAAATAAACTAGGCTTCAAATCAAGTGTATTCTCTGCTGAGTATTCCCTAGAAATTAGAGGTGACTTTAGTCTTTCAGGAATTAAACAGTCTATTCTTGAGCAATCGATTGAGCTTAACAGCAAGATCTCTGCTGAAGAGTCTGCTAGAATTTCAAAAGATGAGCAACTTGAATCCAGCATCACTGCTCTTGAATCTAGCGTTCAAGAAATCCAAGCTAAGGGGTTCGGTAAAGGCTCAACTGTTGTTGGATCTGAGCTTTCATTTCTTGATCTGGATAGACATGAAACGGTTTTATCTGTTTCTGTTGGTAGACTATCAGTTCACGAGGGCGAGGATTTTACCGTCTCTGTTGTTGGTGGAAAAACTCGCATCACTTGGATTGGCTCTTTAGTTAATCCTGATGGTGCTGAAGCTATTGAAACTGGTGACAAAGTTTTCTGGTCAGGCGCTTACTAAAAGCAAAATTGTGGTGGGGCGAAAGCCCTGCCACTTTAATTTAATTAAAAAAGAATCATCGATGAAAGGGAATTTATGAGGGTATTTTTTAAAGAAGGCTCAAATGTTTTAGAAATATCTAAGCAAATAAATAGATATAAATCTGACACTTATTTAATGTCTCTCTCTACTTC